ATGTCAGCGCAGGCACCAGCATTTTTGCCATGGTCGTCCTGGAAAAGCCGCTGTCCAAGGTCTACCCGGAAATCGACATGGTCACGACCCCAGACGGCGCGGCGGTCGCCATGGTCCACTGCAACAACTGCACCAGCGATTTGAACGCCTGGGTCGATCTGCTGGCCGAGAGCGCGGCACTGTGCGGAGCAAACATCGACAAAGGTGCGTTGTTTACCCTCCTGTTTAACGAATCGCTGCACGGTGCGCCTGACTGCGGCGGCATCACGCCCGTCAACTACATTTCCGGTGAGAGCGTCACCCACTTGGACGCGGGCGTCCCCCTGCTGCTGCGCCGCCCGGACAGTGCGTTTACGCTGGCCAACTTTATGCGCGCCAACATCTATTCTGCCTTTGCCACGTTGGCGATGGGGCTGGAAATTCTGCGCAAAGAAAATGTGGCTGTGAATACCCTGCTCGGCCACGGCGGCATCTTCAAAACGCCGGGCGTGGCCCAGCGGTATCTGGCTGCGGCGGCGGGTGCAGCACTTGGTTCTGTAATTCCTGGTCTTGGTACAGCGGTCGGTGCTTTAATCGGTGCCGGTGTTGGAGGTATCGCAGGATGGATCAAGGGTAATAAGGTCAAAGAAGAGTACCAGGATAATGTCGAAGAAATGCAGAAGGAAGCCGAGAAGGCTCAGAAGATTTTCCAGGCAACCGGTTTGTCAATCGAAGATGTACGATTTCAGAATAAGGCTCTGCAGGATGCTATGAATGATAGCGAGGTTTCTGCGGAGCAGTTTTCAGCTATGTTCCAGGAAGAGTGCGAAAACGTGGCAAAGAATGCTTTCGGAAAGATTAAGTTATCCCTGGAAGAGGTCAAGAGTATTGCGAGTGATATTACATTCGGCGATATGACGGATGGACTGAACACCTTCACAACTGCAACCAGTGACACGCAGCAGGCACTTAGCAACCTGCAATCATCAGTATCGACTTTGAAAAAGGAGAACTGGAAAGTCAGCTTAGGAATGAAACTGGACGAACTGCAGAAGGACGATTACAAGAGCGCAATCGAAAACTTCATCAGCGATAGCCAGTCCTATATTGACAACAATCATTACGAGGCTACAGTCGCTTTGAAGCTGCTTACTGGAACCGACGCAGATACCAGCGGTCTCGACAGCTACTACGGCAGCATGAAGAAACAGCTGGACGATTTGGGAAAAGAACTCAGCGGAAAAGTGGATATTGCCTTAGAGGATAGCGTTATCAGTCTTGACGAGTCTGCGGAAATTCAGAGCTTGCAGGATCAGATTTCAACTATCACAGGAAAGATTTCGCAGGCCAGGACGGATGCGGAATTTGACACGTTGAAGATTAAATATTCCGGCGCAGAGCTGGATATGGATAGTTTCAATGCACTGCAGGAAGAACTACAGACGCAGGTAAACAATGCGTCGGATCAGTACGAGCAGGCACTTACGCTCACGCTCACAAATCTGAACCTGCAGCTGGCAGACGGAGCTATCACGCAAGAAGAGTACGATGCGGCCGTGAAAGAAGCAACCGATGGCTACTACGCCCAGCTGAATGAGATTAACGCAAAGGTATCTTCATTCAACCTGGAAACTATTGCCGAGGCGTGGGATTCTTCGCTTCAAGGCTATATGCCGGAGATTGAAGGAAGCACGAAGGAGAAGCTGGAAACAGCTTTGAACAATGCGTTGCTGGCGCACCCGGACGTACAGACTTGGACTGCAGCTGATGTGGCAAGCTGGATGGGATTAGACAAGCTCAATCTCGATACGGCGGTTCAGACAGACATTGCGACTCAGATTTTGCAGACGGCACTTGCGGTACCGGATGGTACCAAAGAGAAGATCATGCAAGACTTCAAAGATTCTGTACCGACTGCGGAAGAAATCAAGGAAGCAATCGACTGGGACTCAATGACTAATGAGGACTGGACGGAACTCATGGAGTCCATCACAGGTCCGACAGAAGGCGAGTCAATCGGCTTGAATGCAGAGGATCTGAAAAAGAAGATGTCAGACTACTACGGCGAGTATTTCGAGAGCGTCAAGACGTCCTATTCAGAAGCACTTCACAACGCCCTGGAGAACAGCGGCAGTGAAGAAACACTCAGCACATTTATGCAACAGTATATGCAGGATCAGATGGCCGATTTTGATTTTTCGACGGTCATGGAGAATTACGGTCCTATCTCGAATGAGTATTATGCTACGCTGCAGGCAGAGTGGCAGACAGCTGGAACGAACCTCGGAACGTCTCTCAACACGGGAGCGTCAACGAGTCTTACCAACGGCTCGGCAGGATTGAGAACCAGCCTGCAGACATCTCTCAATACAGCAACGGCAAGTCCGTTCAGCATCAGTCCGACGGTAAACGTAACACCGAAGTACAACCTGCTGACACTGCCGACAATTCCAACAACGACATCCACACCAGCGAAACACGCTGCGGGCGGTCGAGTTGGTGGCGGCCCTCAGCTGTCATGGTTGGCAGAGGAAGGTTGGGACGAGTTTGTTATCCCGACAAATCCAAGCCGAAGGACAAGAGCACTTGAATTGTACGAGCAGGCAGGCGAAGCACTCGGCGTTTCTAAGCACGCAGAGGGCGGTCGCGTAGAAAGCTCAAATTTGAGTGATATGGTATCAGACCATAATTTATTCACTGAGGCGACAAGAAACGCATCCTATGGCTATAACGAAACCACAGAAGGTAATTATGAGGACAACTCAGCAGAAACATTTGCTCCGGTAAGTTCAGAGGTTCCGACCTCTACACCACAGACCGGTCCGATCAGTGTAAATGTTGCAGTAAGTCCGAATTTCCAAATCGAGGCAAAGGAAGGTCAGAGCGAGGAAGATATTGTTGCCGTAATCAGAAGGCACTTAGGCGAGATCGCAGACGAACTCGGTGGAAACATAGCCGACAAGTTAAGCGAGGTATTCGCCAATATGCCAGTATCAAGCACGAAAGGAGCGTAGGCGATGGATATTAAACTGATTCCGGTGGAAAAGGGCTCAAAGTTTACGTTCCCGGCTCTACCCGAAAAGGTGCAGGGCAAATATGCAGCCAAGTACCAAAGTTTCGACATCATCTCCCTGGGTACCGTAAAGGTACCTAAGGGGACGGATGTTTCAGAGTTTTCGTGGGATGGTGTATTTTTCGGAGCGTCAAAGAAGAATGAGGCAATCGTCAAGACGAACGCCTGGAAAAGTCCAAATGAGTGTGTGAAAATTCTGAATGACTATATGTTTAATGAGACAGTGCTTACATTGATCGTAACGGAAACGTGGATAAACGTGGATGTTACGATTTCTTCATTTCAGCCGAGACCGGTTGGAGCGTATGGCAATGTCGAGTATTCCATTACGTTTGTTCAGAAGAAACCGCTGAAAATCTACAGTACAAATGAACTGAAAATTGCGGCGTTTGTAAGGAAAACGAAGCCGAGAGCCAGTTCATCATCGAGCGGAGGCAATTATACAGTAGTCTCCGGAGATACGCTGTGGGGCATCGCTTCAAAGAAACTGGGAAGCGGTACCAAGTGGACGACAATTTACGATGCAAACAAGGATACGATAGAGTCCACAGCAAAGAAGCACGGAAAGAGCAGTTCGGATCACGGTCACTGGATATGGCCGGGAGAAGTTCTGACAATCCCGGGATAGGAGGTCACTATGATTGATTTGACGAAAATCCAGTACCGGGTCGTGGCTATGGACGAAAGTAAGAACCAGTACAACATTAAGGAGTACATCGAAAACCTCGGATGGGAAGAGAACGATGGCGAGTTATCCGTCAGAACCTCATTTGTGGCAAAGAATGATAAGACATCCAAAGGCTATCTGTCGAAGATAATCAAGCCGGGATGCCTGGTCGGAGTATTCGCAACAGATGGTGCTTCCCAGGACGAGGAAGTAGCACGAGGGTACGTGGAAACGTGGAATCCGGTTGAAAAGAGCGGAGGACATACGCTGAAATGTACCTGCTACGACGAACTTTACAAGCTGCAGAAGAGCCAGGATAACAGATATTTTCCTTCCGGAACCGGCACAAAGTCGGCGATAGAAGGGATTCTTGATGATTGGGAGATACCGCAGGAATCATATCAAGGTCCGAATGCTTCACACGGCAAAACGGTGGAGAACAATAAGTATCTGTCAGACATCATCATCAATTTGCTGGACGATGCAGCAAAGAAAGGCGAAGAGCAGTGTTTTGTGCAGGCCAGGAAAGGCAAGACATCCGTTATTCCGAGAGGAAGCAATAAGACGGTGTATGTATTCCGAACGGATAACACACAGATGTTCAGTCAGAGCATAAGCACAGCAGATATGATTACCAGGGTCAAGGTTGTAGGGAAGGCAGACGATGATGGAAGAACCAGTGTTGAAGCCACGGTAAACGGCGAGACAAAGTATGGTATCCGTCAGAGAATTTATACGAGAGGTAAGGATGAAAGCCTTGCGGATGCTAAATCTGCAGCACAGGAAATCTTAGACGACGAGGGAAAAATCAAGAAGGAGATTAAAGTACAGTCTCCGGACGTTCCGTTTGTCCGAAAAGGCGACCTGGTGTATGTAATGAGTGAGCTTGCCCAGTCGTATTATTACGTGAAAGGCATCCAGCACACGGTAGACACCTACAGCATGACAATGGATTTGGAACTTGCAGAGCCAAAGAAAGAAAAAGCAAGCTCCGAGAAAAAGAAAGATTACAATGTGGGCGACATCGTGAATTTCCACGGTGGAACCCATTATGTGAGCAGCTACCCAGGTTCAAAAGGTTACAAAGCCAGGGCAGGAAAAGCAAAGATTACGATTAAGAATGGTTCCGGAAAAGCGCACCCTTGGCATCTGATTCACACGGATAGCGGAAGCAATGTGTATGGGTGGGTTGACGACGGAACTTTTGATTAAAGGCAGGTGATATAGATGGACCAATTTGACGGACACCCAGGAACAGCGAAACTGGCACAGGTGTTAGATAAACGAACCTCGCAGAAAACAGAGTCTCCGTTAACTTTGGACTTTGGAGAAATACAGGCCAACGGAAGTTTGAAAACGAACACATTCCCGGTGCCGATACCGAAGGGAGACTACACTATCTGCAGGCTGGCTGCAGGCTTGACGCTTTCAACCTCGGAACAGAGCTGGCTCAACAAAGCACCGTCGGGCGTTCCTCTTCACAGCCACAGCGTAACGATACCGGCAGTGAAAGCAGGAGATCGAGTGCTGGTTGCCTGGATTCAGAGTGAAGCAGTCGTAATCGATGTGATCGAGAAATCGTAAAGGAGGCGAGGCAAATGTCACAGCCACTATTTCCGGTTGTTGAGGTACCGGATTTTATCTCAGAGGACAGCCAGTACGATACTCAGTACAAAAGGAGTATGAAGTGGGACCCGGAACTGGGAGACTTCGTGAGAGATGGGGCGCACCGGATCAAGGAATGCGATGGCAAAGAAGCCTTCGCCATTTGGTGTTTTAAGATTGCACAGACAGAGCGGTACCGCTGTTTGGCGTACCCCGATTCAATCGGTACCGAGATGGAACGTGCCATGGATAACGACGATGAAAAAACTGTTGAGTCTATGGCAGAAAGAACAATCACAGATGCAATTATGGTAAATCCCCGGGCAGAAAATGTCCGGGATTTTCAATTTACCTGGGAAGGCGATCAGATGCGCGTAACCTTCAAGGTAAAGGGCAGCAACTGGGATGAAGAAATAGAGATTAGCTTGTAAAGGAGGTGGAGAGTATGCAGCCGGAATTTAACAGACCGGAGTTCCTGGAAGGAAACTCAGCAGAGGAAATTCACGAGCGAATGATGAACAACCTGCCGGACGACATCGACGATATGCCGGGTGGTTTTCCGTATGATATGACGATGCCTGCAGCGTTGGAAAAAGACGAAATTATCAATTTCCATATCGTAAGGGCATTGATGATTTCTTTTCCGGAATACGCCTGGGATGAATGGTTAGACCTTCACGGTCGCCAGGTACATCTCACAAGACACGAAGCGGAACCGGCTTTTGGCTATGTGAAAATCACAGCCGCAGAAGGAACCGAGATTTTATCCGGAACGGTATTCTGTACGGCGGCAACCGAAACCGGCCCGTCGCCTGAGTATGCCCCCACAGAGGATGCGGTTGTTGGAGGCGGAGG